GGATGTAAAATCTGGTGATGAATTATTGGTATTTAAAATACAAGATGAAGAGGATTAAACTCTCCACTGTTTAGCAATCTCTGGAATTATATTTACATCAATACCCATGAATGGTGGGATGATACCTAATACTCTGAATAGTCCATCTGCAAAAGCTCCCATAAATATAAAGCCTAGCGAAGCACTGATCATTGAAGCGTTGCGATTGTGCCTGTTAATAGCTGCTGAGATAGACTCATCAATTAGTCTTTGTATTTCTTGTTGAGACATTGGACAAAACTTTTTTTAATTATAAAGAGAGTCAACACATAATATGTTGACTCCCATAACATTGACTTAGAAAGAATATTTTAAACCTAATTTACTTCCCCAAGTATTTGTATCATCTGTAATTACAGATACTTCTGTGTAAGCATTCAACTTTTCGGTGACATCATAACCACCTCCAACTTTGGCTGAGATGTTAGTTTCATTATCAGCTCCTTTTGGATTGCTGAGGTATGGTCCACCTTGAACATAGAAACTACCCTTTTCACCTACGGTGTTCTCATAGCCTACATGTAGGTCTATGCCACTGCCATTCCAGTCACTGCCAACATGAGATTGATTGAATTCACCATTTAGATAGAATCCTGCAGAAACAGGTGCTGTTAATGTGCCGAGTGTACCGGCTGCGATTAAGAGTGTTTTAAACATGAAATTAATTAATAAGAAAAAAGCCTCTCTAATGGAGAGGCCATTGAAAATAGTGTAGTAGATTTTCTACCAAATGCCAGGAATTACATTTCCTGTTGTAGCGTAAGCACCAACTGCTGCTACGAAGCCGAGCATAGCTGCCCAACCGTTAAATCTTTCTGCTTCAGGTGTCATTGAACTGTCCTAATAGATATGAATTAACCGATTGCAGGAGCTGTAAGAGCTACAGATGTAGTCTCAGCACATGCTAAATCGAGTGGGAAGTTGTGAGCGTTACGCTCGTGCATAACTTCAAAACCTAAGTTTGCTCTGTTAAGAACGTCTGCCCATGTAGGAACGATCTTACCATTTGTGTCAACGATAGATTGGTTGAAGTTAAAACCATTTAGGTTAAATGCCATTGTGCAAATACCCATTGAAGTTAGCCAAATGCAAACTACTGGGAATACAGCTAGGAAGAAGTGTAAACTTCTGCTGTTGTTGAATGATGCATACTGGAAAATTAATCTTCCGAAGTATCCATGAGCTGCAACAATGTTATATGTCTCTTCTTCTTGACCGAACTTGTAGCCATAGTTTTGTGACTCAAGACCAGTTGTTTCTCTGATTAGAGATGAAGTAACAAGTGAACCATGCATAGCTGAGAATAAAGATCCACCGAACATTCCAGCAACACCAGCCATGTGTAGTGGGTGCATAAGAATGTTGTGCTCTGCCTGGAATACAAACATAAAGTTGAATGTACCGGAAATACCTAAAGGCATACCATCAGAGAATGAACCTTGTCCAAAAGGATATACAAGGAATACAGCGAATGCTGCGGATACTGGTGCAGAGTATGCAACACAGATCCAAGGTCTCATACCTAATCTGTAACTAAGTTCCCACTGGCGTCCCATATAAGCTGAGATACCGATAAGGAAGTGAAAGATGACGAGTTGGTAAGGTCCACCGTTGTATAACCACTCATCAACTGTGAGTGCTTCCCAGATTGGGTAGAAGTGGAGACCGATTGCGTTTGAGCTAGGAACGACTGCTCCTGAGATGATGTTGTTTCCATATAAGAAAGAACCAGCTACTGGTTCACGAATACCGTCAATATCAACGGGTGGTGCAGCAATGAACGCAATAATAAAACATGCTGCTGCTGTTAATAGGCAAGGGATCATTAAGACACCAAACCAACCTACATATAGTCTGTTGTTTGTGCTTGTAACCCACTCGCAGAACTCAGGCCATCCCTTAAGGATGCTACCTTGTTCTCTTCTTGAAAGAGTTGTCATGAGGACGTAAAAAATTAATAGGGCTCAAGGGTAGAGCGATATTAATATTTCCACCAATCCCTTCACTGGTGGATATGAGAGACATAATTTATTCTCCCTATAGGTCTCGGTTTGGGGAGAGAATGTGCCTTTAGGTGTTTATAACTAAAACATTCGCATATCAGTCTAACAGTAACAACCTTGAATCAAAAAATATTAATAACGTGCCTATGTAAGGTACTGATATAATTAGTTTTAATGGGACTCTGGTTCCAGGAGTGACACAGCTTTGTCTGTTTGTTTGTTTACAAATAGCAGATCAAATAACTGAAACTTAAATATGTTTATAGATAACGATTTTCCGAAGCTGCTTGGTGCGGAACTATACCGTCCCCATCCAGCTTACATCGTGGAAATGGCCACAGAGCCAGTCGTAGTACACGATTTCACAAAACAACCAGGTCAGACTGTACAGTTAGATAGATATAGATTTTTTGGTGCTCCAGGCACAAAAACTTCTAGAGAGCGTACACAGGATCAAACAATTGGTACTGCAAACAGCAGATCAATCGTAAAAGACAAGGTACTTGTCTCACTCCGTGAGTACACAGGACCAGCAGATCCAGCTAATACTAATCTTCCAAGTACATTCAAGATTGCTCGTGAGACCCTGATGACTGCACAGCGTTTGCTGTTAGACACAGGTAACCTCAACATGTTCCATCAGTCAATTGGTTCTCTAACATTGTTAGATGACTATAGAAGATGGAGAGACAGAGTATTCCTAGATGAACTATTCAAGTCTGAATCTCGTGGTGAATCAAGTGATTCACAAGGTGGTTATTACTATCCAAATAGTAAAGTAAAAACAAACTCCACAACTCTGACTACTTATACAGCTGCAGAATTTGCTTCTGAGCGTTATAAGTTCAATGTAAAGTCAGACCTTCTCGAAGTTGTAAAGGGCTTACGTAAGCGTAATGTTCCTGTTTTTGCAGATGGCTACTACCGTTGTGTAGCTGATCCTTCATTCATGAAAGATCTGAGAGCTGATGCAGGCTTCAGAGAAGTTGCAAGATACCCTGGCATGGGCCAACCAAATCCTCTTATGGGAATGGCTGCTCCTAATGCTTCTATTTATCAGGGTGGACAGTATGGCCAAGCTCAATTTGTAGCTGGCGAACCAGTTATGCCATCAGGCTTCGTGTTTGAAGGTGTAAGGTTCTTCGAAACAACTAATATGCCTTCCAAGTCAATCACTGTGAACATCAACGATGGTCAAGGTGCAGTATCACACGATACACCACCAGCACTATTCTTTGGTCCACAGGCAATTGGTGTTGGTGTGGGTGGTCCAAATGCTCAGGTTCTCATTAACAACAATGATGATTTTAGTCGCTTTATCATTCTTATCTGGCAGCTATATGCTGGTTTTGCGAACTTGAATAAGGACTTCATCACAGTCGCATTTACAATTTCTGATTAAGGGGGACAACTAATAATGGCAACATACAAATCCTCAGCCGGAGCAATCTTAGAGCCCGGTAATCAGGTTAACCGCTTATCCTCATACAATGATGAGGGAGTCTTTGGTTGGCCAGGTCTTGAAGCATTTGAACTAATTGGTTTTGCTAAGGTTACAAACCTTGCAGCAGACAAAGCTAGTTTCAAGAGCTTTGACCTTACAGTTCCTTCTCCAGATCGTCGTCCAGATGATCGTGTAAGAGATGATCGTACAACTTTAGTAGTAAAGGCATCATCTGATCGCCCTGCTTATGTCTATGGAGCTTCCATTGGAATTGCTCAGGATCTTCCTGCAGGTGGTCTAGCAACATTCCCTGCTTCACCAGTTACAGCTGGTTTAGGTGGAACAACAGGTGAATTACTACTTCTAGGTCCAGCTAATGGTTCCGTACCTTTTGGTGTTCCTACAGCACAGTTAAACGGTTTAGCAGCAGCTTCTAGTTCTATAACTGCAGCAAGTTCAGCATTCGCTGAAGGTGCAGGTGATACAACAACAGCTGACATTCCTTTCTGGACAACTGTTACATCAACAATTGCTCGTGCAGACGCAGCAAACTCCATGATGTTTAAAGTAACATCAGACACAACATTTAAAGTGTTTAACGTCGATGCAATTACTGATACATCAGTTAGTGGTGATGGTGTATTCATTTCTCAGGATGATTCTGATGCAGGTAGAGCAGGATACATCCTCGGTAGAGTTAACTATCTACGTCCTGCGAAGGGAGTATCTTGGAACGACATTCAGCGTTTCATTGACTTCCCATCTCAAGTAGGTGGTGGTGACGCATAAGATTTAATGCGTTTATTAAAGGCCGGGCTTATTGCTCGGCTTTTTTTATTTGCACTAAAAGT